AGCCGCGAGTTCGGGTCGTTGTTCTTGACCGCGCCGATGAACTTGGTGCCGCCGCGTCGCCGCGCGCCGCCCTGCGGCAGCACGATGAAATTGGTCAGTTCGCGGGCGCCGTTCTGGTATTTGGCGAGGTCGACGCGGCCGTACAGGCGAGGCGACAGTTCGCCGGCGGTGAAATTGGTGAGGATTGAATGGACGGTTGACACGACCTCACCCGGTCATGCGCGCCACCGCCCAAGTGCCGATCGGCGGTTCCTCCGGGGCGCCGTCGAGCGCGTCGGCAAATTTGGCATCGGCGAAAATATCGGAGAACGCCTGCCGGTATTCCTTGGCGGCGTTGGCGCTGTCGGTCAGCGGCATGCACCAGCGCCACGCCAGCCGCGCCGCGATCGAGGATACCAGCAGCGCGTCAAACTCGGCGGTCGGCACGCGCGCCACGTAGGTCAGTTCCGGGCCGTCGTCGTCGCTTTCCAGATACGGGCCGGTGACCTTGAACTTGTCGATGTTGTTGTTGAACTTTATCACCTTGACGAAATCGGCCGGCAGCGGCGCGGCGTAGGCGAAGCCGAACGGCGGTTGGTGGCTGGCATCCGGTGTGAGAATGACGCGGCGCCGCGCGCAGCGCCACGGATGCGACCGCAGGATTTCCTTCACGGTCTGCTCGAATTGCGCGCGGTAAATGCGGCCGGCCTTGCTGTCCTCGTTGCCGGTGACAAGGGCGGGCTGCCCGAGGTCGATCATCGCCAGATTGGCAATGCCAAGATCGGATTGCCCGGCGCCCATGTCTACCTCCTATCTGACGGCGGGGCGCGGTGAGGGAGGAAGCCCACCACCGAAACCCCGCCGCCGTCCGTAAGCGGAACGAGGGGCGCTTACGAACTGCCCTGCGTGAACGTCATCTTCATGGCGACGTTGCCGGCCGCCGTGCCGATGGTGTTGGCGGTCAGGCAAAGGTCGTACCAGCGCCCATTGTCGGCGCTGAGCCCGGCGTCCTGCCAGACCGCATTGCCGACCTTGTCGATGGTGCGGTTCTCGAACGCCATTTCGAGCCACGCCGTCTTGGCCGCCGACAGGTCGACGGCGTTGGCGTAGCAGCCGGCTGCCACCACGGCGCCGCCGTTGGCGGCGATCTGGTACAGGCCGAGGTCGTAGGACGTGCCGCCGGTCAGGGCATCACAGAGCAGTTCGAGTTGCAGGATGCGCCACGATGAATGCACGCGGAACATGCGCAGCACCGAGCCGTCATCGTCGGCGGCGGCGACGGCGACCTTGTCGACCGAGACATACTGACGGCCGCCGGACACGCCGGAGGCGTTGAGCGTTTGCACCGCAGCGTCGCCGTTGGCGACCTGCGAACTTTTAGTGTTGACGACGGCCATGCGGCCCTCCTTCGTTGGTTTCGCCGGTCACCCGGCGTCCGGTGGCTCCGTAGCGGGCGAACGGCCATGACCGTCCGCCCGCCGTAGCGAAGATTAGGCGCCCGGTCCCGTGGTCGGGTCGCACAGGATGATGCCAACCTTCGTTTCCTCCATCCGCGTGCAGCCGATGGTCATCGAGTAGAACACCTGCGTCGCGTAGTTCTTGTCGTCGCGCTCGCTGATGCGGGCCTGCGGGTCGCGGCCGATGCCGAGTTTGATGCCGCTCTTGGCCCAATAGATAACCTGATCGTTGGTGCCGCTTAGCGGCGTGCGCTGCGTGCGAATGAACTTGAACCCCATGAAGGTGTCGATCTTGCCCTCGACCAGCGTTTTCACGGTGTTGTAGTCGGCGTTGGTGGTCTTGGTGGCGCCGAGCAGCGAGCCAAGCTGCCGGGCCGGCAGCGCGATGTAGCGTTCCTCGTCGGGATCAATGTCGTAGCCGTCGAGGATTTGCTTGGCGGCGATCAGCTTGGCGACGTTGAGGCCGTAGTTGCCGCCGGCGACGCCGATATCATGGACGGTGACCGCCACGGTGTTGTTGGTGTCGTAGGCGGTCTGCGTCGAACCATCGACGCCGCTGTAGGCGATGCCGATCGCGTTCGAGATGATGCTGTCGTCGATGGCGCGGCCCATCGCCCACGCGGCGGCTTGGGCATATTCCGACGCCGGGTCGATCAGCATGCGGACCTTGTCCTCTTGGTCGATCAGGTCGGCCCAGTCGTAGTCGAGCAGGGCTACACGCCTGCGCAGGTGCGGGGTGTCCATGCGCGGCGTATCGGAGTGCCGCGACGTGCGCTGCCGAGCGGTGACGGCGCCGATCTGCTCGAAGAACGCGGTCTTGCCGGTGACGGTTTCGACGTCGACGGCCATGCGCAGCCGCGAGCCCTTCTGTTGCGACAGATGCGCGACGTTGCCGCGATACTGCTCAACGAAGGCAGTTGTGATCTGAAGTGACATGGGTTGCTCCGAAGGTTGAAGGGTTCAACACGTTCGGAGTGCCGACCACATTGAAGGTCGATCCGCAGGGCGGGCGGCTTGCGGTTTGATCGGATGCCTAACGGCAGTCCCCGAGGCAAGCGCCCGCTGTAATTTACTTAAGCAGCCGCATCGCTGTAAAGCCGGTTATGCAGATCGGTGAACTCGCGCAGCGCCCGTTCGTGGTCGGGATGGGTCTTGTCCATCAGCGCCGCGTTGTTGTTGGTGCGGTACTCGGCGATCTTGGCGCGCAAGCTGTCCGGGCTGTCGAACGCCGGCGAGCCGGGCGTGCGTGGTTGACGTTCGCCGACCGTGCGCACCTTGACGTCGTACAGGTATTTGACGAACGACGGCATCCGGGCGAGGCCGGAGTTGATGGCGGCGTCCCTTGCGTCGGTCGGCATTTCGGCAAACGCGGCGCGCGCCAAGGCGCGGCGCGCCTCGAACTCGCTGCCCCAATCGCGTTGCAACTCCGACCGCGCCTTGGTTAGCTCCGAACCGATCGAGCGCTGCGCGGCGTCGTTTTGCGCGATGAAGCGGTCGCGGTACTGCTCGTAAAGCTTGTTGGCCTGACGCCGCGACAGCCCGGCCTCGAACGCCGACTGCTTCCACCAGCCTTCCATGTTTTCGTCGTAGAACACGCCTTCCGGCAGTTTTTCCGGGCGCTTGAACTCGTACTGCGTCGCCTGCTCCGGCCGGCCGCCGGCCTTGTAGTAGCGGTCCCAACCTTCGGTGTCGGTGTCGTCCTTGGGCACCGGCACCTTCTCGCTGCCGAGCATGCGTTCGGCGTTGAGATATGCTCTGGCCAAGGCTTCGGTCGAGGTATAGCGGGCGAGCGACGGCGAGCCCTTGAGGTCGTCGGGCAAGGTTGCCAGGAACTCCTTGTTCGGGTCGCTGGTCAGCGCCTTGTTGGGATCGAGCGCCTGTGGCGGCACGCCTTCGGGCTTTGGTGGCTCGCCCGGTTTCGGTGGCTCGCCCGGTGCCGGTGCCGGAGCCGGTGCCGGTGGCGTCGGTGCCGGCTGCTGCGGGGTCGGGCGCGGCGGTGGTGCAGCTTCGCTCAACAGATCGTCCATGGGTTCCTCCTTCTACCAGCCAAGCATTGGCATATTGAAACGTCCCTTGGTCGCGGGCGTATACTCGACGGCAATCATGCCCTGCGCGCCATTACCGCCCAATCCGTTGCGAACGCCGGAGGCAACATTGCAGCCGCCGGCGCCGGCGCCGCCGTAGTTGCCACCGTTGCCACCGGCTGGCGCGTCGATGCCGCCAGAATTGCCGCCAGCACCGCCGCCGCCACCGGAGCCGTGCGTGCTGTCAAATTGTTTGCCAGCGCCGCCGTTCCCACCGGTCGCCGCAACGCCAACATCACCCTTGCCGCCACCACCGCCGCCTGCGGTCTGCCCCGCGCTGGCGCTGCCCGCACCACCGACATCAACATTCCCACCTAAGCCAAGGCCCAGACCATCCGAGCCAGTGCCGCCGTTTGCACCGGTCTGTGAGGTGGGGTTGTCGCCGTTGGTCGATGAAGCACCGCCCGCACCGCCACCACCGGGACCGCCAGTGACCGCGCCAGTCTGACCAGTGCCGCCGTTCTTGCCCGCACTGGCCGCAGCACCAGCGCCGCCACCGGCCCCCGATGCATAGCCGCCGCTGCTACAAGCGCCGCCGTTACCACCGGATGTTTTTGTCGTGCCGGTGCCAGACGTGCCAAGGCCGCCGTTGGTCGGTGCCGTGGTCGTCCACGCCACGCCGCCACCGCCGCCCTTCGCACCGACGCTGCTACCAGCGAGCGTCGTGCCGTTGAACCAGCTATCGCCACCGGCCACACCGGGCGCACCGTGGGCACCGGAAGCGCCGCAGGTGTAGTTGATGGTCGAGCCGGCGAGCGACAGGTTGGTGGATTGCGAGAACGCGCCACCGCCGGCGCCAGTGCCGGCCGAATTGGAAACGCAATCAGCGCCGCCACCGCCTGCGCCGATCACGGAAATCGTGTTCGAGGCGTTGTTGTAGTCGGCAGCCTTGGTCCATGTCTGTGCCCCGGTGGTGGTTAAAAATACCTGCGTCAAAAACTGGTAGGTGACGGTTGGGTCGGGCGGTTGCCAACCTTCGTGGCCGTAGCCCGACCATGGCGTCCACGTTTCGACCGGCAGCCGCCACAGTTCGCGCTCGTAGCGCAGCGAGCCGCAGACCAGCGCATAGAGAAAGGCGTCGGCGTCG